GAATATTTGCACTACCATCAATCGTCTCTATCGCATCAAGATCTAGCTTTACAAACAGGGTGTTCTGAATATCACCTGTTGCAACCGTAGACGACTGTACCGTCTTAATTTCAATCTCTTGACCATGATACCTAATCACAGTTCCAAGATGCTTTGAGTTTGGGAATACGCCGCCAGATTGAGACCCTGTTGTGTCCCAATATGCAGAGCTTGTTGTCAGTGTGACACCATTCCCCGTTGAGGCTGACGGATCAAGAGTAACTCCAACATTTTGAAATGAATAGTATGGCTGATTGATGTTGTATCCATCAGCACTTGTATCAAAGTCCATAACCTCAACTTGAAAGGTTGTAAGACTTGTCCTTACAAGCTTTCTGACCATAAAAGTTTGGTGGGCAATGAACATGACATCGCCAGCTTGTGCATATGTTAGTTCAGGCAAAATAGCGTTTGAAAATGGTATTGCGTTAGAGTCTGTATCTTGCGTTAGAGTTTGGATAAGCGATACAGCACCAGTTGTAGGGTCAATTTGGAATACGCGAATCTTCGCGCTTTCTAAACTAACAATGTATCTTTCATCATCCGAAAAGATAAATGGCACCAGACGTATCTGCTGGGTAGCGGAGGAATCTACCGTGGTATCAAATTCAAAAATACGTTTGGTGCCAAACCGTTTAAGCAAACCACCTTCATTACGCAGAAAGAAGTTCTCTATCTTCTTTGCTGAGTTGTTATAGAGTGGCGTGTCAGTTCTTGATACTAACGATGGGCTGATCTCGCCATATTGAAAGTTACTTATAGGAACTCTTATTCTTGGCATCAGCTTCGCCTATCAGTGATAAACCTCGATGTTGAAAGCTTGCGGTTGGTCTGTTGCTGTGAATCTAGGCTACGAGCCTTTGCCATAGCATCTTTCGCAGATTGACTCATTAGATTTGCAAGCCCTGAATCCCTAGCTATTGATGTTGCAAACAAACTGGCAAGTGCATACTCAACAGCAAGCGTAAAGTATGACGGCCATGTTTCTTCATTTGCCCTAAATGAAAAGTCTGCAATCAACACATCATTTACAGATGTATTTGCAAAAACCTTATCGCCGTAGATCTGATACTGGATTGGATTATCACTTACAGTGATTGCATGTATCATCAATGCGTCTTCTGGTTGTTGATACGCAAAATCAAATCTACCAGTTGGCTCATCTGTAAGCCTATTGAGTACGGCTTGATTTGTAGCAAAACGCCATCTTGTATTCACAAGAGACGCTCTAGCAACATCTTCATACATATTAACGGCAACAAGAGCTTCTGTCGTACCATCATCAAATGATGTAATAGGCTCTGCACCTATAAGAATTAACGCCCTTGCAGAAATATCAACTGCTGAATTTGCTGCTGTGCTGCTTACCGCCATGTGAGTTGAGGGGGCCGAAGCCCCCTCTCCCTATTAGTCGCTGTCGCTGACAGTCAATGCCGTGCCATCGGCAATATCAACAACGGAACCTGTGTTAGACAGGACAACAGAAATACCCATTGTCGGTGCATCGCTATCATACACAAAAATAACATCACCAACATTTAGCATTCCTGCTGCATCGTTGAAATATCCCGATACACGAACAGCAGTCAAAGCGTCAGTAGAGTCATAGAACCAAAGGCTATGACCGCCACCGCCTGCCATGCGAGTAAGACCAGATGCTGTATAAGCCATTTTCCTTACTCCCCTTAGTTATTATCCAGAACTTCGTATACACCGTTAGCATCAATAACGGTTGCACCCATGGACATCATGGATGTCGCGAGGTGCGATACTTTTTCTGGAATGTAGTTGAGTTCAGTAGTGACGTCAGAGTTGACGCCAAGACCAACAGCAGACGTATGGTACGCCATATTCTTACCGGCTGTGATTGCAGACGTAGAGAAGATCTTGAAGCCAAGGAACTCCTTCATAGTCATACCACCAGCATACGGTAGGTTCTGCTCACCAACAAAGTCAGACGATGCAAACTCGTTGATAAGGAACAGATCTGCATATCCCTTTGGATGCATTGCCAGATAACGATTACCGTCTTCTGGAATGTTTGCAGTTCCAAAGGTCTCAAACAGAGACAGCAGATCCGCTTTTTCTACAGCAGAACTCGTGTCATGGATTTGCGTGGAGTTAGCTCCTGCATCCATTGCTGTATAGAGAAGATCATCAGTCTTACGACCAAGAGCAGCAGCAGCGGACATAGCCACAGCTTGACGCTCATTAATATTGATCTTCAGTTCATCCAGCTTGTCGATATACTCAGCAGCGTAGAAGTCTTCCATAGTCGCTTCTACTTGAGTATGGACAAGTTCCATAGGGGTAACATTACCGTTGCGGGATTTAGTAGAAGCAACGCCAGTACCGATTTTTTGGAAACGAACAGTCGAGCCAGTCACATTGTTTGCCATGCGTACTGTATTCCGAAGTTTGGAACCCATACGCTGATAAGCCATGTGTACCTCAGACTCAAACTGCTTAATGAATGCGACATCAATTGTGCTCGCCATTTTACAGTCCTCAAAGGTTGTTTACACACTCGTTGGTTATCTGTTTGGCATCCTCAATGCGATTATCCTTACGGGTCGCTCAGTGCATTACAGGCCGACTTAATTCACCAATACCATCATTTTTATTTGAAACGCAATGCTCAAATCTTATGAACTGATGTCCATGTATGTCATAGAAGTAATCTTCTATTACAAAGCCACACCATGTTAACCACATCATTGTCTCGTCATGGTCATATGGAACAAAGTTTTCTACCTTACGATACCCCCTAGACAGAAACTCAATAGTTGGTTTGCAGCCCCTTAGAAAAGGTCTCCAGTGATTTGTAATGTCATCTGTTCCAAGCAACCATATTCTGCCAAGATTGTTATCAATCGGAACGGTGCCACACATACCAATAGGGTGTGTATCATCAAGGCATAGCGTATATGTCTTTGCGCCTTTTGTTGTCAGGGACTCAACCAGAGCCTCCAGAGGTGATCGTTTTACTATCCAGCATTCTCGTATGTCATTACGGCGCATGTTTTCTGCGACTTGATAGCAATGCTCGGGCAGGCTTCCCACTAGAGAAAGCCTGCCAAACCTAAGAAATGGATCACCCATTTCCAAAGATCCGCTTGAACCCATCATCAACCTCTTTCACAAAGGTTGGATCTCTTCGTGCTGGATCATGGTATCTTGGGTCAAGCATCATTTGTCTTAGATCTGCTTCTGTTACAAACGCTTGAGTTCCAATATTGTCTGTTGGCCCACTTTGTTTTAGCGCATCCATCATATGTTCAAGTGCAACAACTCCATCTGCACTCTCACACATCCGTTCAATGGCTGGCAAAACATCTTCAGGAAAGAACTGATTGGCAAACAAACTCACTGCTTCAGTCCTTGCGGATGCATTATCTCCTAGTCGAGCAAGCTCTTCATCATAGTCTGGAATGTCTTGACCAATGTAGTCCACAAAAAGATCTACACCTTCTGCAAACTCATCTTGGCTGTACCCATTTTCCCAAGCTGTTTGTGCCCACCACTGTAGCAAAGCATTGTCACTCGCAAGCTCATCATCAATGCTTTCAGGAAGCACATAGTCACCAACAGTCTCTGGCCTATTGGCATATGCCTGTGCTTCCATTTCCTCAATGAACTTCTCTCTGAACGTATCTTCTTTTGCACCGATCTTGCTCTCAAGGTTTGAGTATGACTCAACCATGTCCTCAAGAGACTTGAACTTTTCAGGCAAAGCAGCAAGCGGATTAGGCTCTGCCTCTGGCTCAAGCATTGGGTTTCCGCCTTCGGTTACAATTTCAGATTCCTGTGCTTCAACTTCATTCATTTGATTTCGCCTTTTGTCCGTGTCGAATGCGTGACTCTATAAGGCCGACAATATATCGCTGGCCTTCCATATGGCGTAGCTCCGCATCAGATACTGCTGCGCCATGTACTGCTTCAATTGTTATGGAACGTAGATACTTCAACACATCTTTTCCTAGTTCATCTTTGAACAGGGCTGCTATGTTGATGCTTATCTGTTTGTCATCATCAAATTTTCGATGATAGCCGTCAAGACTGAGGTATTTGCTCTCCGCCAACCATTCCTCCTTGAGTTTGTGCATACTGTTGTGCCAAGGCTACAAGCTGTCTGCGTTCCTCAAGGTCGCGGATCAATGAATCTGGCACACCGAACTTCTTGCCCAAGTATGCTGCGGTTTCTTCCGAGTCAATTAGCAACTGCACAACTTCAGGGCCAAAAGTTCCCTGAACCAACTCCAACCATCTAGCTACTGATGATATGTCTTGATTAGCTTGTGCTTGCGCTAATGGTGATACAGATCTGACTTTAATTTCCCTTCCATTGATTGTTGGCAAATCAATTCTACCCTGCTTTTTCAAGATATGCACTACACGCTGAAGGACTGGCTGTACCATCTCAGCTTGTAGCCTACCAAATGCAGAGCCAATACGACGGGAGAGATCGGCCATTCGCTCGGCCACCTCTGTTGCACTAGCAGGGGTTCTATCAGGATTACCCAGCATGTCATTATACAAAGCTCTTTTAATGTTGAGCCTCATATCAGATAGAACAAGATTAGCTACGTCAAACGAACCAGCAGGGCGGATTGGTTCCAAGCCACGAGAACCAGCAGCTTTTGGGATGACCGTACCCGGTACAAGACTAATAGTGTCAGGGTTCACTACTCCGTCATCTTCCATTTGGTATATACCTGAGATAGCCATTTGCGCGTTTTCAAGTATAAGCTCAATCGTAAGATTAGTAGTTTTAATAGCACTAAGCGCATTGATGAGTGGACCGCGGCCATATATCTCGCCGCTGCACTTCGACCAACGGAAGCAAACAAAAGGATTTGACCCCACACCTCTGTAGTTTTCCTTTTTGATGATCTCTTTGTGAGTGCAATTTATAGCAACGAATATGTAAGCTTCATCATTTTTAACACTGTAATCACGATGAACAATCTCCAAGATCTTCACCTTGCCTTCAGGATCTCTTTGAATCTTGTCAGCAAGCTTGCCCAGAGTGGGCTTCTTATACATCAATGGAACGTCAGATGCTCTTACCTGACGCTCTCTATAAACATGGTCAATCCTGTCATCTGGCCCACTGTCCAGTACAATATGTGGAAGAGGCACAGCAGAGAACATAATAGGGTTTATTGCGTCGCCTTCTTGAACAGAAAGAACGCCTGTTCCAACAGCTAGGTCTAGGAACGATTCATGTACCTCTTGACCAAAGTTACTATTTTGGATGACCTCAAAGACATACTCAGTAACTTCATCAAGTTCGTTATCAACTGATTCCCTTGCTGCATTCGGTACTTCAGACCCTGCACGAAAGTCTGCCCATCTTGCAAAGTTTGGAACCAAGCCTTGCTGCAAACGTGATGCAAACTCTTGAACACCAACAACAGCCGTTTCATCAAAGATTTTATCATCTCGTCGTTGCCCTATAGACTCTGCGTAGAATGACTCTCTTTGTGGAAGAGCATACTCGTAACACTCTTCAAACAGATCGACAAAGTTCTCTCTAAGAGCCTTAGCCTTCTCATATTTTTTCATGTACATGCCAGCAGTTTTATCATTGCTGTACATTGCTTCAGATGTGTCTGGAGAATAAATCATGCACGATACCTATTAAAGTAACCCATGCCGCCGCCGGGGCCGCTAATCAAAGATCTGCGTCCTGTTCCTTTTTGAGTTGCCTCTATGGCGTCACCCAAAGCTTCTTGCTTCCGGTCTCTACGCTCTTGCAAGTTTGCCTCGCGTTGCCTTGCCTGCTCTGCTTCAGCTTCAGGATCAACTGCTGGGCCTCTTGAGCCACCGCCAATGCACATATCTTTCTCCTTAGCTTGCGGCCTTACGCTGAGAAGTCATTTTTCTTACCTCTATCACTTTACATCCTTGCCCACAAGCCATTGCGCTTTGGCTGCCGAGGCTTGCGAGTAAATACATCGTATTCTTTCTTTGCATTAAACGCTTTCAAAGGTTTTTGTCCTGATATTAATTGTCGTCCTTCACCAGCACCCAGCATAAGATATTGCAATGCATCATGGATGTGTGAGTACATATTCTTCTCAGGCTTATCGTCAAACCTTTCTCCAGATATCTGTAACCTTTTGTAATTGTATCCGCCCTCAAACCCTTTTATTAGTGTTGGGCATCTACGATCAACCAAGAATGCTGGCTTGCCATCAACCATCTTATTCAAGTTGCTTGATACAGACTCCAGCCTTAAATCAACAGAGTTGCTATGTGTTGGAACAGCTTTCAGACCAGCCCCGCGTAATATCTGAAACGGCGTTGATTCATCTGTTTGAGCACGAAAATCTCCTGCCGGATCTCCAAAAATATGAACATCAAGGCCATTGAATCGTGTTGCTATTTCCTGACGCAACATTTCTGCAAATCGAACTATGCCCATGTCTATAGCAACAATCTCAGATTGTATAAGCCACCGACCACGAACTTTCTGTCCAAACACGGCTGCTGGAGTTAGGCCAAAATCAATGCCAACATACAAAGGGATGCCTGCTGCTATTGGTATCTCTTCTGTAGCTATGTGTGTTTCGCTGTTAAACATTGGATATACAGGCTTACCTTCCTGAATAGACCCAAGGCGATTCATCACATAAACATCAATCCAACTTTTTGTCTTTCCTCGTATAAGATTTGGATAATAGCTTTGAAGCATGTTCTGTGTATTTTCAGCATTTTTGTTTGCTGTGTAATCAAGAACAATACCCTTGTGATCTGTTTCTTCGCGCATTGCTGATGGTTGTATATAGAAAGACCAGTTGTCTGGCTTTACCAACATTCTTGCTTGTTCATGTGGAATATGATCTGGCATAGGCACCTCGCCAGACATTATGGGCCACCAGTGATCTTCTTCTGGCGCGTTAGTATCTGCAATCACGCCAGACCATGATGGGCCGCCATCACGCATAGAAGGAAAGCGACCCACGCGCATGGTACAGGCATCAATAATAGACTTCGGCACCTCTCTAGCTTCGTTAATCCAGATGCCAGTAAGTTCCAATGACAACAGCTTCTTTACATCTTCGGGGCGATCAAGGGCCAAGAAGATAACCTCAAGCTCAAGATCTGCCTGTTTGACAATGTGGGTATATGGCACCGACCACATAAACTTGCCCCACTGATCTTCTGGAAACCAATCAAGCCAAGTTTTTATTGTAGTCGTTCTAAGTTGTGGATTTGTGTTTCGTATGATTGCCCAGCGACTACGCCGAACACCATCTTTATTAGGCTTTTGTTCTAAGGCACGACGAAATATCTCAACACAACAAGCAACAGATTTGCCAGATCCTACCGGCCCCCTGATGCCGCGAAAGAACGTGTTGTCTTTCATAAATGCTTTTAAGACTTTGCCGTCGGGCTTGTACTTAAAGTTGGTCAACTTTCTGGTCCTTGCCGAACTTAATCATTCGCTCAACAATCTCAGGCCCAATAACAGATATGACCTTATCTGCTTCACGATCAGTACAAAACTGTTCAGGATGGTGACAAAGGTGAACCTTCTTCACCACTCTACGCAAGATCTCTCGCTCTTCTGGTTTGAGCGTGTGCAGAAAACTCATGCCTTATGTTCCTCTGTAGAAACATTGATTACATGAAATGGCTCAAGAACAGGTGTCTTTGTGTAGTTTGAAGAAATTGTACATGTCTGACAATAATCACGCATATCTTCAATTTGTCGGCCCTTATCCCAGCCTGTGATCCATGTGTCACCACAATCATCACAAAGATAGTAAGCAGTTTGTTGTGTCATCTATAACTCGCAGTCTTTTTAGCAATACTCTTTGGCTGCTTTGAGAATTGTTTACCCTTCCGCAAAGCAGCACGCTTCTTTCGAGTAGTGCGCCTGTACTCCTCGTCACTCAGGGCAGAAATGGCGGCAGCAGGGAGATATCGCTCACCAGTAGCTTTGCTGCCCTGAGTGCTTGGCTTCCCTGACTTAGTGCGCCACTTCTGTCGCGTCCAAGATCTGAGGGATCTCTGTGAGGCTGCTAGTGCCATTTACTATGAACCAACTTGCTTTTGGGCAGCAGTATGCGCTTGAGAGAATGTTTTTCCTTTACGCATAAGACTTCTCATTAGCTTCATATGTTTTGTCGTATGATGCTTTGAGTGCTTCAGCAATGTTTTCTTTTGTGACTTGGTTAGTGGCTTCATGATTAATAGCCCTTGCCGCCCTTGCCACCTTTTCCTTTTTTCTTTGTAGGCATGTTCTTCTCCTTAATTGGTATAACCACCACCAGCCTTTTTATAGAGCAGGGCTAGTCTTTGCGCTTTTCTTGCTGACCACTGACCCGGCCTTCCGCCTTTTCCTTCGCGCTTTACTTTGTTGAACAGGCGCTTCCTTAATGTCGGCTTCGTGTAGTTTCCCGCTTCGTTCACCGCCATCTTCTATCTCCAATAGACGCTTTGAATCACCAGTGTAAGTTGCACCAGACAGAACCCTACCATCAGGCATAGTAAAATATGGCCCATCATACGGTGTGCCATCTCTAAACTGATACTTAGGCACTACGCATCTTGCTCTTGATAATCTTGTCCTGAAGATCCTTTGGCAACTTCTTCTGTGCTGTTGTCAGCAAAGACTTAGCAGCCTTCTTGGCTTTCTTTTTTCCCGCAGATGTATAAGAAAACTTCTTTCCCATTACGTTAGGCATTAGCTTTTCCTTTCTCTTTAGACCTTCGATAAGAGGCTAACAAAGAACGACCCTTGCGTACAGCACTGGCCTTGTCACCACGATGCCCCCATGCCTCTAGTGAGAGCTTCAATCTGGTCTTCTCCCCATTCTTGTACAGCGGACCCTTGGCACTGCCCATCCTGACCAAGAAGCTTCCCTTGCGCCGCTTCTTCTCTGGAGTGTCTGCCTTTCCCTTGATAGGCGCTTTGAGATTGCCTTTTTTGCCTGACTTGGTCTTGTATGAGGCGCGTCCTTTGGCGTTGAGTCCACCTTTGGGGTTCTGTCCTGCTTTTCGTGTCCATGCCGGTGACTTTGGTGCCCTTCTAGTCATTAACGAATATTACCAAGTAAACTCTGCCTAGTTCCAAAAGCTGTGCGTCGCCCACTCCTGCGCCTTTGCTTTGTAGAGCTTAGAGGCCCACCAAAATTTTCAACAGCAACTTCATCGGATACTTCAGGAGAAGAGTCTCGCCTTGGAGCCGGGTCAGGATCACGCTCATTATTTTGCTGTGCAATCCTGTTCTGCTCTCTGGCAGTTGTTCTTAAACCGGGAGATGTATTCCCTTCTGCAAAAAGGTCACGATAGTTTTGACGCGCAAAATCCCCGAACTCAGACCGACCAGTATAAGAACCTGTCCTTGATATCGTTCCAACAGTCATTCCGTCTGCCATAACAGGCAATGCACCAGACTGAAGCTCTTCAATCTGCTTCCGTAAACTAATTCGACCTATGCCACCAATCAGGCCGGGGGGCTGATTGTCTACACGACCACGCAACTCTTGAATGGAATCATATGCAGCTTGAGGGCGAGTCTTAGGTGCTGGATCACGATCATCTACACCACCCGGCTCTTTTGGACGACCACGACGATCACCCGGCAACTTTACATCACCCTGATTCGGCG